ATCAGAAACTCATTAAGGCGAGAGAGCAGTTCCTCAACGCCGATGTCCAGAAGACCGGCAAGAACATGCACCTGTCGTTCAAGTACTTCGAGCTGGACGATATTGTTCCCCCGGCAATCCGTATCTTCTCGGCAATCGGTCTCGTGCCTGTGGTGAACTTCACCGCTGATACCGGCACTATGACGATTATCAACACCGACAACCCGGAGGACACCGTTTCGTTCGTGGCTCCCTTCAACCAGATTGCTCCTATCATGAGCAACACCGGCAAACAGGCCACCAACGAAATGCAAGCCCTTGGTTCGTCCATCACCTACATGCGCCGCTACCTCTACATGATGGCACTGGACATCTGCGAGAGCGACACCATTGACGCAAACGCTGGCAAGCCTGTCCCTGCTGACACCGCTCCCGCCCCCGCCGCTCCCAAGGCTCCCGCTACTCCCCAACAGCGTCAGGAGGTCAAGGAGGAGCTGACCGCACCGGCTGACAATGCCACCACCTTGCAGATTAAGGGTCTCAAGAGCGTCCTCAAGAAGCTCAAGGACAGCGACCCCACCAAGGAGGAGCTGATTGCTCAGATTGCGGTGCAGACCAAGGGGTTCACCGAAATCAGCAAGTCCGACTGCGAAGCCCTGATTACCCGAATCACCGCCATGCTGGAAGGAGGAAATGAGTGATGAAGTGGCTTGACTCCAAGCAGATTCAGATTACGCCGCCCAAGCGCACCAAGAAAGTCACCGGCACACGCTTTGCCACCATTCTCGGCCTGAACCCTTGGTCTACCCCGTTTGAAATGTGGTGCGCTATCACCAAGACCTACGAGAAGCCCTTCGAGGACACCATCTACACCATTGCCGGTAAGACCATCGAGCCGAAACAGGCCGAGTACATGAAGAAGTCCTACGGCATGGACTTGATTACTCCCACCGACCGCTACGGGCAGGACTATTTCAACAAGACTTGGGGCGATTTCTTCCCGGAGAACCCCTACTTCGGCGGCATGTGGGACTATCTCGGTGTGGACGAGAACGGCACGGTGGACACCGTACTCGAAATGAAGACCACCAAGCGTATCGAGGACTGGCAGAATGACGCTCCTGAGTACTACGCATTACAGGCGGCTCTCTACGCCTACCTGCTCGGTGTGGACAATGTCATTATGGTCGCTTCCTTCCTTGAGGAGAAGGACTACGAAGACCCGTCCAAGTTCGTCCCCAACATCAAGAACACCATCACGGTGGAGTTCAAGGTCAGTGAGCGTTACCCGGACTTCGAGCGCATGGTCGCTGAGGTGAAGTCTTGGTGGGGCGAGTATGTGACGGGTGGTATCTCCCCGGTCTATGACGAGAAGAAGGACGCTGAGATTCTGGCGGCTCTGCGCACCCACAATCTCACCCCGGACACCGACATTGACGCTCTCATTAAGGAAGCCGAAGGTCTCAAGAAGGAGGTCGATATGACCGCCGCCGCAATCGCCGACAAGGAGAAGCGGCTGAAAGAGATTTCCGACATCATCAAGGAACACGCTATGACGCAGTTCCGTGA